TTATCAGCGTAATGCACAGCATATTGACTCTGATGGTAAGGTATATGCATTTGAATCTAATGGTTCAAACGCTGTTACTGGTGGATCTTCTACCGCGTCAGGAAATGTTGATACCAGTGCTAACGGAGCAGTAGAAGGTATAACTCTTGCCAGTGGTTTGGGTGCTCCTGAAATTGACAACAATTCAGGTGATGTCATCTATGTTGAGAATAGAAGACTAATCACTCGTGCTGCTGACCAAATCGAGGATATTAAACTAGTTATCGAATTCTGATTACTTGGATCCTCGCTAAATAACATCGAAGGATACTAGTATATTGGCGGAATACGATGCCTCAAAAGACGAATTTAAATGTATCTCCTTATTTTGAGGACTTTGATGCGAGTAAGAACTTTTATAAGATTCTTTTCCGTCCTGGTTACTCTATCCAAGGCAGAGAATTAACACAACTTCAATCGATTCTACAGAATCAGGTTGAGCAATTTGGTAAATATGCTTTCAAGCAGGGAGACTTAGTAATACCTGGTGAGGTAGGTCTTAACAATAAGCTTGATTTTGTTAAATTGTCTTCTGTCTCTGAAGTTGCTGTAAACGATGGCAGCGGTAATATCGTTTATAAGAAATATGATATCTCGACACTAGTAGGAACTCGGTTAAAGGGTTTAACTTCTGGTGTTATTGGTAACGTAGTTTCTACTAAGATTGCTACAGAAACTAATTCTGATACCTTATTTGTTATATACACCACCAGTGGTAATGCTAATAATGAGTCTACTTTTAGACAAGGTGAGACTTTAGAAGTAATTAATGGTGTTAATACTCCTTTAATGGTAGTAGGAACTGATGGATCTGTTCTTCCAACTGCTGTTACTGTTACTGATCCAGATACAAATGTAGAATCTTCGGTAGTAAGTCCTGCTATGGGATATGCTTCTGCTGTTAAAGTAGAAGAAGGTATTTACTTTGTTAATGGATATTTTGTACGTAATGATGAGCAACTATTAGTTGTTGATCCATATTACAATGCACCTAGTGCTAAAGTAGGTTTTAAGATTACAGAAGATATTGTAACTCCAGAGGAAGATACAACTCTGTATGATAATGCAACTAGTTCTTCTAACTTCTCTGCACCAGGAGCACATAGATTAAAAATAAGTCTTGCACTTCAGCAATATGCTTTAACTGCTCAGACTGATAAGAATTTTATTCAACTCTTAAGGGTTAAGAGTGGTGTAATACAAAAGAAAGTAGTACAAGCAGACTACTCACTATTAGAACAGACTCTTGCTAGAAGGACATATGATGAGTCTGGTGATTATGTTGTGGATAACTTCTCTGTTGATGTCAGAGAGTATGCACAGAAGGATGGAAACAATGGTGTATATGCTGTTGATTCTGATGGACTCTATAATGGTAAATCTGCCGAAGATGCAAGTAAGTTAATGCTTGCTGGTGTTGGAGCAGGTAAAGCATATATTAGAGGATATGAAATTGTTAACAAGGAGACAAAGAACCTTGAAATTAGCAAAGCAAGAGATACATTAGAATCAAATAATATAACTCTTAAAACAAGAGGTCTCCCAACATACGCAATTACAAATACTAGTGGATCAGTACCATTAAACTCAGAAGGATCTGATTTAACTGCTTATCCAGATCTTGAGTTCTTTAATGTTTACAATGATGGAACTATTGGTCAGAATTTAGAGTTCGGTTCTTCTCAAAGGTTTGCTTTAAATGGAGATGGAAGAGTAAGTACTGTTGATAGAAGAGGAACTATATTTACTGACAGTGACGGTATTAAAACTGTCACAGTAGAAATAACCAAAGCTGATCTTGTAGACAAAGCAAACCCTTCTAGTGGATTACCAACACTAGTATATACAGATGTATGTGATGGTACTAATCAGGTATATGTTGTATCAACTAGAGCATCAGGTCTTCCAGCAGCATTTAATACACTTAAGGTTATTGGATATAGTTTAGTAACTAGACCAGATGCAAGTCCTGGAGATACAGCAAAGAAATTTGCAGAAATTACTTTACTTGGAAAGAAATCACAGTTAGCTGCTATCACTGAATATGATGCAGAAGATGATTCAGCAGAAAGAAGATTCTTATATCTAGACACCACAACTGGTTCTGGAGCTGCTGCTAATAGGTTGGGTTATGTTATTGATTATAACCCTGTAGTAACTCCTCTTATAGGTACTGCAAAACCAAGTAACTTTAGTCTTAAAGAAAGAGGATTTGGTTTTAACGGAGATACCGATAATATATTATCTAAAGGAAGACTCTCCAATGGAGATGCTGCCTATAATGGTATCTTTGGTCTATCATATTTTGCACCAACATTCTTTACTAAGTTAACATTAGAAGCACAACCAGCAACAGGATTTGCTTCTGGTCAGTATGTTGTTGGAGTAACTAGCGGTGCTTATGGTATTGTTGAGGGAACTGAAACATCAGACTTTAGTAGTGTTGGTATATTAATGGTTCGTACTTTATCTGGTAAGTTCAGATCAGGTGAAACTATTAGAGACGAAGGTGATAATGCTGCGAAGATCGCAACAGATAATACTATTTCACACTTTGTTGTTAAGTATAGAAGTACTGGTGGATATCCATCAAACACTAATTTAAATATTAACGGACAATTATTTGATACTTCTAAAGTTACTGTAACTGTAGATACTGGTGGAACTGGATATGTAACAAATGTTGAAGTAAAAGAAAGATCTGCTTTCACACAGACATATAATCAACCACCTCTAGTAAGTGTCAATGTTGGTGGTGGTACTGTTACTCTTGCTGCTAGAGTAGATGCTGTATTGTTTAGAGATACTGTAGTTACATATAGTCCTCAAGATGTTAAGTCTTTTGGTTCTGCTTTTGGATCTCTTGGTGCTAATAAGTTTACAGCAGATATAGAAAGTCAGAAAACTACAAATACAACCCTAGTACCTGTAACATCTTATACATTCTCAGGTAACAAAGGATACAAATTATTGGAGTGTAATGGATTTGGTGGCGATGCTACTCAATTCTTGAAGCAAGGTGACTATATCCAATATACTGGACAAGATGGTAAGTCTGTAAGAGCATGTGTATCATATGCTACAAAACCAGATGGAACATTAAAGTCTAGAATTTATTTGGATACAGTACTTCCTGATGCAGTTGTTAATGATAGTGTAGTTAAGATTACACCTAAGATTGATAACTTCAATCAAGGAACTCTTTTATACCCAACTGGAAGTGGTCAGGTATCTTCTATCTCTAGAGGTTCTGATGATTCTAAGATCAAGTACTATTATAGAAGAGATTTTGTTACTGCCTCTAGTACTAGTGGTAGTTCTATTACATTCACAGCACAGTTACCTTTTGGTACACAAAGGTTTGTAGGATTTAATGAATCCAACTTTATTATGACTGTATTGGATCCAGGTGATTCAACTAATGTTTCCAAGGGTGATATCATCTATATCACAGAAGATGATATATCAACTTCATCTACTACTGACTTAGCTAGTGGATTGAATGCTGGTTCTGTTGTAGTTACATTACCAACTACAGTATTTGGTGCTACTTCTAATTTCCCTAAGTTAAAATTAACAGCAACACTAGAATTAACTAAGGCTCGTCCAAGAATTAAGACTGCTATTAAGAATAAGAGAATTCTTATTAAAGCTGTTGGAGATAGAGTTATTCCTCTTCGTGGTGAGAATTTCGATGATGAATCAACTATTCTTTCAACATACTCTGATGCATTTAAACTAAGATACATCTATGAGGGTACATCTACCCAACCTCCTAGTGTTGATACTGCTGGAAATTTAACTGGTAATGGTATTGATGTTACCGAAAGATTTACTTTCGACAATGGACAAAGAGAAACCTTCTATGATACTTCAAGAATAGTTTTAAAACCAGGATACGAAGCACCAACTGGACAACTGGTTGTAGCATTCGATTACTTTGAGCATTCACAAGGAGATTTCTGTACCGTTGATAGTTATAGTCATGAGGCTGGTGTTACCTTAGAAGAAATTCCTACATTTAACTCTTCTGTCTATGGCATTGTTTCTCTTAAGAATGTTCTTGACTTTAGACCAAAAGTCGATTCCACCTCATTTGTCACTGGTTATAGTAATACTTCATCAAGACAAGGAGGATCAACTAGTTTTACTGGAGAAGGCGGTGTTCTTTCAGTTACTCCTGCTCCAGATGCTAATCTTGAATTTACGTTTAGCTTCAGTCAAACTGAATTCCTCAACAGAATTGACGGTATTTTCTTAAACAAGAAAGGTCAATTTGTACTCAAGGAAGGTAATTCATCACAGAACCCAACTAGACCAGAGAATATAGATGATGCTGTTGCATTATATTACATCTATATTCCTGCATTTACGACATCAAGTAAGGATTTGAGAATTACTCCTGTTGATAATCGTAGATATACAATGAAGGATATCGGTAAGCTTGAAAAGCGTATCGAACGATTAGAATATTACACAACATTAAGCATACTTGAGCAACAAGCATTGGGTATGCAGATTCGTGATGAGATTGGATTTGATAGATTTAAGACAGGATTTATTGTTGATAACTTTGAGACTCATTTAGTTGGAGATATTTCTTCTCCAGACTATAAGTGTGCTATTGATACACAACAGTCTGTATTAAGATCTCAAACTAATGAAGATTCTTATTCTTTGAATGAAGTTAATACTAGAGATGACCAAAGAGTTATCAGTGGTTATCAAAGAACAGGTGATGCTATAACATTACCATATACAACTCTTCCTCTTATTGGAAATTCTTCTGCAACTAAGACAATTAATCCTAACCCATTTGTTTCATTACAGTATGTTGGAGAAGGTCATTTAACTCCTTCTATTGATCCTTGGTATGATAAGACTGTAGAACCTTTAATTGTAGATAACAATACTAAACTTTATTCAATCTTTATTGCTAAGAATGATGTAAAGGATGCATTCTCAAGTATATTTGATTCATTTGTTGTTAACTGGGTTGGTTCTAAGAATTCATTTGGAGAGATTTCTTCTTTCTCATCTACAAACTCTGATTCTGCTGCATCAACAGTACAAACAGCAAGTGTTGCTAGTTCTTCTAATGTAAGTCCACAAAATAATGAAATAGGTAAAGGACTTTCTACCGATAGTAATACTCAGGGTACAGTTGCTACTTCTCTAAGATTCTTTGCTAGAAGTATTGCTGTTAAGTATGTAATTACTAGACTTAAGCCATCAACAAGACTATATCCTTTCCTAGAAGGTAAAGATATTTCTAGATGGGTTACTCCAGATAGCAAGTTTACTGGAATTGCTGGTAATTCACTTTCTGGATTTAATGGATCAATCATTACTGATGAAAATGGTAATGCTAGTGGACTTATTTTAATTCCTGGTGGATATTCACCATTGCAAAATGCTGCTTGGACTGGTAGTCCAGACACATTGGAGTATGATACTACATCAGAACAGATTAGGGTAACTGCTGGAACTAAGACTGTTAGGTTTACTTCTAGTTCTACCAATGCTGCTAAGGATACAGTAGATAGTTACGCAGAAATTAAATACTATGCTGTTGGAAGACTCCCAGAGAATCCTTCGACAATTAATTCAACTTCTCCTTCAGTATTCAAAGCAAATGAAGGTGTTCAGTTAATTGATAGTGTAACAGATGTAGAAGCAAGACCAAATCCACTTGCACAGACATTTAAGATTGAAAACTTTGATGGTGGTTGTTTTGGTACTAGTGTAGATCTCTTCTTTAATAAAAAGAGTACAAATGTACCAGTGAGAGTTTATATCACAAATACAGAGAGTGAGAAACCAGGTAAGTATATTCTTCCTGGAACAGAAGTATCACTTCTTCCTGATAGTTTAGTTCGTGTTTATACAAATGGTATATTAACAGTAAGAATTGGAGAAACTATTACTGGATCTAAATCAAACTGTAGTGGTCCTCTTGCTAAAGTTCTTGATAGAAATAATAATGAGTTAACTCCTGCAAGTAATGGAGATGTTAGTCTAACAAACGAGCAAGTATATACATTTGTCTTTAGTAATCATAATGGTAAGACATTTAAATCTAATGAAACATTAATTATTCCAGTTTTAACAACATATAATAATGCTAATAACACTGCTCTTTCAGTAACAATTGCAAAAGATGCTGGTAAGGTATCTAATTTGAATGTTACTGCAACTGGTGGAAGTTATGAATCAGCAGTATTATCTTTTGAGAGTCCTCAATTACCAGGTGGAAGTATTGCTAATGGTAAGGTAAGTATATCTGATGGAAAGATATATGATGCTGAGGCTACATTATTTGGATCTGAATATACTGCTCCTCCATCTATCGTTGTCAAAGGCATAGGTACTGGTGCTGCTGGTGCTGTTGTTGAAGCAGAGATAACAATTGATACCCCAGCCGTAAGAATGGGTGTTGCAATTGATTCTACTGGTGTTACAGACTCAACAACTCCAACAACATTCAACTTCAAGAATCCTGTTTACTTACAAAATAATTCAGAGTATGCTTTAGTTGTAGAAACTGATTCTACTGAATATTCACTTTGGACTTCTAGACTTGGTGATATTGATATTGCCACAAGTACTCCAGTAGTTACCACACCTTCTTTGGGATCTGTATATAGATCTCAGAATACAGAGAGTTGGTCAGAAGATTTATTTGAAGATCTTAAGTTTACTCTTAATAGAGCAGAATTTGATTTAACTAGAAATGGATCTCTCAAATTAGAGAATGAAGATCTTGGTTATGAAATGTTGAGTGCTAATCCTGTAGAGACAGATGCTACTGCGAATGCTGGAGCAACTTCTCCTCTATTCAGGAATAACAATAAAGTAATGCGTGTTCAACATAGAGATCATGGATTTGAAGATTCTGGAAAATCCTATGTATTCTTTAATGGTGGAGTAGATGTTGGTGGTATTCCTGCTACACAATTAAATACAAGATTGTACTCAGTAAGCAATTCTGGTGTTGATTATTATCACATTACCAGTCCAACAGTTGCTGCTAGTACATTAAAAGGTGCTGGATCTAATGTTCTTGCTTCACACAATAGAAAGTTTGAAAAGTTATATCCACAAGTAAATTATCTAACATTTAGTGATACTAGTGTTGAATCAACTGTTAAGACAACTAATGTTCTTCCAGTAGATTCTACATCAACAAATTATGTTTCATATTCACAGACTGTACATGAGAAGACATTCTTGAATGAGATTCATTATTTCAATAACCAAAAAGTTATTGCTTCTCCTATAAACCAGACTATGAATACTTTAGATAGATCTCTAGAGTATGAGATTAAACTTTCATCACAAGTTTCTCACTTATCTCCACTTATTGATCTTTCTTCTGCATCTGTAAAACTTGCAACTAATAGAATTGAAAAGTCTAAAGGTCAAGAAGATAGATATGGTCGTAGAGATCAAGTTCTATCGTTTAAAGAAGTATCTTATTTTGCATTATCTAATGTTTCAGGTACTCCTACAATTAATACTGGTTACACGGTTGAAGGCTATACATCTAAGGCTAAAGGAACGATTGCCAGAGTTGTAGATATTTCTGGAACACCTAACATATTTGTTAGAGTTTCAACAGCTAATGGATTCCAGAAAGGAGAAGGAATTGTATTTGGTGAATCTGCATTATCATCACAGAGTTGGAATGGATCTTCTGGAGTTGTAGTAGGAAATGATCCTACTAGACAAGTGTTTAGTGTTGATGTTGCTGGTGCAATAATTGCCAGAAATCCATCTACATTGTCTTCTACATTCGATGATAAGATTGAAGGTAAGGTAGTATTCTTTGATTCTCAAAATCAGATTGCAACAGTTAAGAATGATAAGAAACCTTATGGAACTCTTGGTTATACAGAATCCCTATCAGAGTCTTCTGGTTCTGGTAATGCAAGATCTGGAGATGGAGTAGAAGATATATTCCGTGCAGGAGATATCATTTCATATCCTGGTCAAAGTTCTGATACAACAGGATATTGGGAAATTAAATCTGTTGGATATACAGATGGTATTGAATATAATCCAGAGATAACATTTAGTGATAGTTCTTCCATTGCTAAGTATACAACTAAAGAAGTATCAATTGGTAATCCAGGAACAACTATTGATGTTAGATTGACTGTTAATGTTAAGAATATTGATGACATTCAAGTACTTTATAGGTATAAGAAGTCTTCAAGTCAAGAAACATTTGAGAATATTGAGTGGGAATACTTTAATGCAACTGGTTTACCAGATACTACTCAATATCCTACTAGTGAAAATACTATTTCTGGAATTGTTGAGAAACAAAGTGCATATCAAGAATTGAAATACAGTGTTCAAAATTTACCAGAGTTTTCTTCCTTTGGTATTAAGATTGTTATGAGATCTGATGACCCTGTTTATGTTCCTAAAATTCAGGATCTTCGCACCGTTGCTTCTTACTAAAATTCCGCGTTATGGCATTTGCTAAAGTAAAGGGTCATGATGGCCTCGTTAGAGACATGAATTCAGGTGCTATCATTAATAATGATACTTCTGCTATTGAATCAAGACGCAAAAATCTAAGACTAGGTTCCGCGTTGGAAGACATAAATAACATGAAGGAAGAAATATCTGAAATCAAGTCCCTATTACGAGAGTTAGCAAAAAATGCCAGCTGTTAATGTCGCTAGAACCGATACCTTTGAACAACAAAGGGTAAAAATTAATGAAATCGGTACAGATTTGTTTAGTGTTACTTCAGGTGGAAGTAATCTAGCAACAGGTAACCTTAGATTAGGTGATGGAACCGTAGATGCTCCTTCACTTAATTTTACTTCTGATAACTCGCTAGGTCTTTTTAAACCAGCGAATCAGTCACTTGGGTTTGTATCAAGTGGTAAGAAAATTGCTGATATTGGATTAACAGCAAACTATTCTTATCAAGACTTTAATATTCAGCAGAGAAAACTTAACGCATCCTTCATTACACTCGTTAGTGGTGGTCAGAATTATGATGGAGGATCTTATACTGCTGTTCCTTTAACAGGTGGTACTGGATCTGGTGCTACAGCAGATATTGTTGTTAATACATGGGAAGGTGCTGTTACTAATGCAGGATCTTTATATACTCCTGGTCAATTCTTAACTCAACCAATTTCAGGTGGTTCTGGAACAGGTTGTACAGCGAGTTTTGATGTAGATGGTATTGAAGGAACAGTAACCAATATTGGTTCAGGATATAATCCTAGCACATACACTGGTGTTCCTCTAACTGGAGGATCTGGTACTGGTGCTGAAGCTACAATTACATTTAATGGTGAAGCAGAGATTACAGGTTCTATTACCAATGCTGGTACAGGATATACTGATGGAACCTATAACCAAGTACAACTTTTCTCAAATACTGTAACACAGACATTTGTAGTTACTGCTATTGCTAATCCTAATGCTGGTCAACCTAATGAACCAGCATTTATATATGAGATAGATGGAACTAGTCAACCAACTTTCAACCTTATAGTAGGTAATACATATCGTTTTGATATGTCTGATGCTTCTTTACAAGGAGCAAACCCAGGACAATCTGGTAGTGATCACCAACTTACTTTTGAATATCCTAATGGATCTTCTTTACCTGATACTCTTGTAGATGTAAAGAAAACAGGTGATGTTGGTAATGCTAATTGTTTCCAAGATTTAATCATTAAACCTAATGCACCACAGGGTTCAAATGTAATTCGTTATGATTGTATTAACCATCCAGGTATGGGTCCTGCTGGAGGAAATATCACACTATCTGCTGGAGCCGCTGGACAATCTGGTGCTGGTGCAGCAGCAGACATTACAGTTTCTGGTAATGCAATAACAGGATTTGCACTTCTTAATAATGGTAAAGGATATAAAATTGGAGATGTACTAACAGTTTCAGTAGTTGATATAGCTGGTGGATCAGGATTTACTTGGACTGTTTCTGGAGTTACATACACTGGTACAGTTGATACTGTAACTATCACGAATGAAGGTAGTGGGTATGCATTAAATGATGTATTATCAGCAACAGATGCTAATCTTGGTGGTGGTGGAACTGGTACTGGATTTGAATATACAGTTACTTCTAATCCAGGATTACTTAGTAATTTTGTATTCAATAGTAGAGGAACTGGATACGCAATTAGTGATCAACTGTCATTAAGTTCCACTATTCCTAACAAATCATCATATGCTCCAGGTACAACAACATCATTCGCTACAACATTAAATGTTGCTAGTACCACAGTTACTATTTCTGATACCTCAAGTTTGGTAGCAGGAATGAGTGTTAACACTTCTGCTGGCGACACAGGACAATTAGATCAAGCATGTACAATTCAAAGTGTTGATAGTGGAACAGATTTAACATTATCTATTGCACCGACTGTAAGTGGTGCTGCTAACTTAATATTCTCATCTGCTAATCTAGTTCAGATGACTGTTGATGATACTACTGGTATAGTCATTGGAACTAGAATAGAGAAAGTATCTGGTATTGGTGTACTTGCTGCTGGTACTACCGTTGCTAATGTTGATAGTGCAACAGAACTTACCATATCTGCATCAGCAACTACCCCTGGTCCTATTGTAGTTAACTTTGTTCCTGCATATGGAGATCCAGCAGATGATTGGGCATATACAATTGATACCTTAGGAGAGGTTGCAACTGTTACTCTTGTTGGAGAAGGTAATGGTTATTCTAAAGATGATGTTCTTAGTGCTGTTGCAACAGACTTAATACAACCAATTGATTATGCTGTTACATTTAAAACATCACAGACTGTAACATTTACACAAACAATTCCAGATAGTGCATTTGCTATAGGGGATTCTGTTGAAGTTCTTGCAGGAAATATAACAAATTTTACAACAACTTCAACACCAACTATAACTCCAACAACTACAGGACCATTAGCTGCATCATTAAGTAGTGCTACTGCTGTTGTTTCTGGACTTTCTTCTACTACTGGTATTAGTGCTGGAGACTTGGTTACTGAAGATGGTAGTGGTAACATTGCGGTTAATACAACAGTTGCTTCTGTTGACAGTGCAACTCAAATTACTTTATCAGCAAATCCTCTACAAACTGCTAATGTAAACCTAACATTTACATCAGATGAAGCTGGTACTTTTACAGGAGTTGCATCTACTGGAGGAACTGGATCTGGTGCTACATTTGATGTAGTCAGAGGAACAAATGGTGTAGTAAGTTCAGTACAAGTAAATTCTGGTGGTGGAGGATATACTGCTGCTGATGCAATAACAATCGCTGGTACTTTGGTTGGAGGAACTTCTCCAGCACATGATATTACTCTTACTGCTGATACAGTTGATACTGCTACAGCAGTAGAAATTATGCGATTAACAACTGCTGGTGGAAACATTACCAGTATGTTGATTAATGCAGAGCAAGCAACTGTATTCAGTAGTGGAGATTCTGTTGTTAAGACAGGAACTTCTTCTCCTGTTTATACTGTAGATACAGCAGGTGCTTTGGGTGGTAGATTCTACATTGATATTGGTGATGGTAATGGAGCACAACTAACTCCAGATTTAACATTATTTGCTGGTAACAAATATAGATTTGATCTATCTGATGCTACATTAAGTTCTCATCAATTCTCTTTAAGTATATTCCCAGATGGTCCAAATGCTCCAAGTTTGGTTGATAATGTTCAAACTACATTATCAAATGCTTCTAGAGTAATTACTGTTGCAAGTACGACAGGAATTCAAGTAGGAATGGAAGTTACCAAGGTAAGTGGTACTGGTGTTCTTGCTTCTGCTACTCGTGTTGAGAGTATAGACAATGCAACTACAATCACACTTAATAATTTACCAGATACATCTGGTTTAACTGTAGTTAAATTTAGTGGTATTGAGTATACTGATGGTTTTGTGAGAACTGCTACTGATGCAACTCTTACTGTAACTGCAAATACTCCAACTCTTTATTATTTCTGTAACTCTGGTGCAGGACATGAAGATGAAGGTGGTGCTGATGGTCAAGAAGCAACTATTACAATAGATCAGAATAACCCTAAGGTTTTTGGTACTGGATTCCAAGTTAGGGCAACTGAGATTGCAACGACAGATATTATTAGTGCTAAAGTTCTTGATGGAAAATTTACTGCTGGAAACCTAGTAGGTACAGAGGCAGAGATAACAACTCTTACTGCTGGTACTGCTACATTTAGTAGTGCTTCCGCAACAGTTAGTCTTACAACACCATTAATTACAAATCCTGGTGGAACATTAGGATTAACTGCTACGACTACTGCTGTAACAGGAGACCTTACAGTTAATGGTGTTCATATTATAAACGCAACCAGTAATATAGAAACAACTGGTGAATTAAAAACAACAAACAGAGTTAATGTTAATGACAATCTGTTTATTACAGGAGCAACTATTTCTTCTGATGCAGCAAGTGATATTGTAATTGCTCCTGCTGGTGGAAAGATAGCAAAGATTGATGGTACAAATGCACTGACAATTCCTGCTGGTACTACATTACAGCGTCCTTCTCCTGCTGCTGTGTCTAATGGTTCTATTAGATATAACACAGATACTAATCAGTATGAAGGATATAGTGCTAGTACAACTTCTTGGGGTTCTCTTGGTGGTCTAAGAGACTTAGATGGTAATACTTACATTGCAGCAGAAGCAACTATTGGTGCAAATGACAATACATTATGGTTCTATAATGATGGAAATAATTCAATTAAGATTACTCCAACTCATCTTGAGTTCTTTAATGTTAAGAAGATTAGATCTGCAAATACTACAGCACCTGCATATACAACTTGGCTTTCTCAAGTCCCAGTTAGTTTAGGTGTTTATCTTAAGTGGAAGAATAATTTATATGAGGTAACTACTGCTGGTACAACAGGTACTACAGGTACAGAACCTACACATACATCTGGTGCTGTAACTAATGGTACATGTGTACTAACATATCATTCATTAGCTGTTGGTAAGATAACATTTGAAGATGTAGAGGAACTAGAAGTTGGTCCTACAGGTAGTCTTCCATTAGTTGTTAATGGAGAACTTAGGTTTGCTGATAATGTTATTAGCACTGATATTAATGATCTTATTATTAGACCTAATGCTGGTAAGAGAATTACAGTAGATGCTAATACTTCATTGGTTATTCCTGCTGGTACTACTGCTGAAAGAGGAGTTGCTGGACAAGGTTCTATTAGATACAATACATCATCACTTCAATTTGAAGGATATGATGGAACAAACTGGGGATCACTTGGTGGTATTAAAGACGTTGATCAAGATACCTATATTATTCCAGAACTTACTGCTGGAGGAGACCAAGATACTCTATACTTCCATAATGCAGGAGCAAACACTTTACAGTTAACTACAACATCGTTTGATTTCTATGCTGTAGATACTATTAGATCAATGACTTCTGATGAGTTTGAGATTACAGCATCATTAATGACATTTGATAATGCTGCTGCTACCTTTGATAATACTGATGCAACTAAGTGTTTCCTACATACTACAAAACAATATTTTGATATTGGTGTTTCCTCTGGTGTATATACTGATCCAATTCTTCGTCTTGACAGTTTAGGTGATGTATATTTAAACACTGGATATGGTACAGGAACATATAGTGGAGTTAAGGTCTTTGATAGTGATCTTAAGGAGTTTGAATTAGCAGATGTTAGGATTCAATCAGATAAAGTTACTCTGGTAAAGGGTAGTGTTAATAATGGTAACTCCACAATTTATGATACTACTGTAGAGAATGGAGCAAAAGTTGTTGTAGTCGCTGAGAATACTACAAATAATAGTTCTGAATTTATTGAGTTTGGTGTTATAGATAGTGGTACAGATGTTTTCCATACAGAGTATGGTAATTCAAGAACAGCTGAACCTTTAATCGATGTTACTTGGGAAGTAACTGGTACTAATAAAGTTCAGATCAATCTTGCAGTAGCACAAGGTGTTGCTAATGCACATTCCATTACAACTACAATCGTCTCTAACGTTACTAAGAAATAAAGATGGCAACTACAAAGGAACAATTTGACTCCGCTGGCGGTTTTTCCGTAGAGAAAACTGTGGTTGTAGACGAGCTTCGGAATTTTAAAGATCTGAATAGCTTAGAAATAAAGAATTCACATTATACAGATAGCACAATAAGTCATTATGTCTTAAGAGGTATCAATACTGCTGTTTTAGCATTAGATAATGTTGGAACACAATTAACTCTTAGAAGTAATACTTTAAATTATATAACTGGTCATATAATTGCTGTAAATCCAGCAGGAACAGTATTCTCTGCAAAGTTAGAGAGTGCAGTTTTATGTGGGAATACAGGAACTACCACTGTATTATCAAGTATGGAGACTGTTATTAAAGATGATATTCCTGTTGGTGAAACATGGGACATAGTTCCACAGGGAGCAACTAACAGATTTAGTTATTCAACTACAAGAGCAGGAACTACACAAACAATCAAGTGGGTCGTCTTTACTCAGATAATCAGTATCGATTGGGCTTAGTAGTCAATTTAGATGCTAAATATAAAGTGGATATAGGACAGCGGAGCTGGGTAACACCATGAGTTTTCATATTAATTCTGATAAAGAGAAGATTAGGGGTGTAGCCCCGAAACTTATAGGTGATAATGAGTTAACTATTAGAGGAGGTATAGGAGCTCTAGAAAGAGAGATTCTCCGTACTGAATTGGATGTCACCACGAACTTACCTCGTGTTGGTATTAATAGAACTGGTGAAAGAATAAACAATATTAATATAGTTTCGGGAGGTTCAGGTTATACAACTCAACCTTCAGTAGAAGTTGGACCACCACAATTATCTGGTGGTATAACTGCACAAGCTTCTGCGTTTATTTTTAATGGGCAAGTTGTTTCTATTGCTGTTAATAACCCAGGTTCTGGATATAATGCTGCTCCAACTGTAACTATATCTGGTGGCGGTGGTACTGGTGCTACTGCTGTTGCAGAATTGGATACTGTTGACTTTGAACTTGACATCAACGGTGCTATTAGAACATCAACATCTATCATTTCAGATACTGCAAGAATTCTGAACCTTGATATTGATAACTTTATTACCCCTGATGCCAATTTTAGAGGACCAAATTTAAAGACTTATGCTAACAACACTGGTACGCCTTGGGCTGCTGGTGTTATTGTTCAGAAGAATGCATATAGGTACTTCGGTGCTAATATGTACCAGGCAATTAATTCTGGACAAACAGGTGCTAGTGCTCCAGATCATAAGGATGGAATCGTAAAAAATGGTGAAGTTGACTTTAAACACATTGGTTTCCGCGTAGTTGATCCAATTGAATATGGATATAATGAAACTGGAGAGTCTGGTGTATTTCCTCGTTCTATCACACCTCTATTAGGTGATAGATCAGACAAGATTGCTACTACTGAATATGTTCTGAATCTGGCAACTAACGACGTTGGTGGTCGTGTTTATGTTTCATCACAGATTGGTTCTGACCTTAACGATGGTCGATCTGCGGTAAACCCTGTAAGAACTATTAAAAAAGCATGTCAGTTGGCATGGTCTACTCCTGGAGTAAAAGAAACAATTATTGTTTCTGGTGGAGACTATGTTGAAGACAACCCAATATCAATTCCACCTGACGCATCAATCGTTGGTGATAACTTGCGTTTGGTTATTATCCGTCCTGCTAACCCAGGTAAACATATATTTAAGTTTGGTGATAAGAACTATGTTCTTGGTGTCACCTTCAGGGATAAGATTGATTCTAACAATGACCCAGTTGCGACTTGGGATTACGCAATGGTCTTTGATGACAAGCAGCAAATTACCATTGATGCAGAATCAAATGGTGACTTTGGTGTAAGTTATCCAATAGGTACACAAGTTTTTGGACCAGATCAGTTCAAGGTTACATTCCAGCAGAACACTGGTTTATCAAATCTAGCAACCAACTTAGAAGTTGTTGGTGTTAACACTGGTGCTAGAGCAAAAATAATTGGTGTAAACTTTGATACCACTATAGGTGCTAGTGCATATGTTAATGGTAATATTGATGTACGACTAACAAGTGGTTCTTTCGTTGAAGGTGAGCGATTTGAATACATCACTTCTGCTGCCACTGGTGGTGCGATCAGTCTAACTATTTCTCAGACTGCTGGTGCTAATAAACTAAGATTTACACAAGATCCTTCATCTGTAATTCCTGCTGGTACATATGTAAAACTTGATGATACCAATGATGCAGAATTTACAGAAGGTTTCTATCAAGTAGTAAGTATTGATAATACCAATGCTGGATCAGGATATTGGGATGTAACATTCGTTCCTATTCTTAACTCTCCTACATGGACTAGTTCTAATGCAGGAAACTTCACTATAAATGCAGCAACTCCAACAGTATATACAATTGACACCACTGCAATTAAGTCAATCAGGGCAGAAGGTGAAGTTGTAGAATTTAATGAAGATTATACTGCTTCTCTTCCTATTACAAGGATTGATTTCTCATTACAAGGTGATGCTTCTATAGCAACTGGTGGTTTCCAGAATGCACAATTTGGAAATGCAGAAGATATAGGTGGTATTGTATTCTACACAAGTGCTCTTGTTGGTAGAACTAACACACACGAGTTTAAAGAAGGTCAAGAAATCCTGTTGGAAGGTCTTCCTACTTCAGGTCCAGACTTATCAGAATTAAATGGTAAGCAAAGAATTTATAAGGTTATAGAGGATGCAGATGGTCGTGCTAGACGATTTGTAATTCCTAAAAAGATGCCAGCGATTGTTGATGCTAATCTTGATCCTGGTCAATTTGCAACAGTTAAATCATTCTCTAAGAGAGTTACCTTATCCCTACTAAACTCTCCAAACAGTTTCCCATTATCAACTCCTGTTAATAGAAGGTATCAAGATGCTTGTCTATTAATTCGTAACAATGTAGACTACATTGCTGATGAAGCAGTTGGAAAATTAAACAGTCAGTTTGCTAAAGATCATTTCTCTGTATTTGATATTGGTGGTACAGCCGCTTCTCAATACACACCAACAGGTGCAACTTATGACCCTGCTACAGGTGATGTAGTATTCACTCTTAACAGTCATGGATTAACTACTGGAACTGGTGTAAGAATTACAGATGATAGTCTGACATTCACTTGTGCTATGGATAGTAATGCTACTGAGCATTCATATCCTCGTTCAACTGACCCTGCTAGTACTAAAGCATTACCAGTCTTAGCAGCAGATGCAAACACCTTTACAGTAAATGTTGGTTTATCACCATCTGATATTAATTACACTCCTTCTGGTGGAACTTATAATCCTGCCACTGGAGATTTAACCTTAACTATCAGTAGTCATACTTTAACTACTGGTGAAAGTATTATTATTGAAGATGAATCATTGCACTTCAAGTGTGCAATGGATAATAATCAGGTAACTAAGAAATATCCTCGTGCATCTGATAAAGCATCTGGAAGATCTCTTCCTATCACAGGTACTACAGCATCAAGTGTAACAGTTAATGTAGGTGTTGCTGGTGCAGACAAAACATTTACACCAACAAACGGAACATTTGATCCTTTAACTGGAAACCTTGTATTAACTATTGGTCAGCACGGAATTCGTGTTGGTGATGATATTACTATTGATAATAGTGCATTAACATTCACCTGTGCTATGGATGGTAATGCTACCACTCATAGTTATCCTCGTCAGGGATCTGACCCTGTTTCAGGACAATCCATACCAGTTATTGCTGTTGGTTCTGCAAATAAGACAGCAACTAACGCAGCATATAATCCATCTACAGGTCTTATGACCATTACAGTAGCAAACCATGGCTACGCTAATGGTGATTACATCAAGATTGCTGATGGATCTTTAACATTCCAGTGTGCTCTTGATAGTAATGGATCAAACCATGCTTACCCTCGTGCTGGATATGACCCTGTAAGTGGAAGATGGTTACAAGTATCTAATGTTCAAACTAATACATTTGATGTTAATGTAGGTATTTCTCAGGATACTTCTGTACACTCTTTCGTTTCTGCAACTGCTAATGGTATAGCAAGACAGGACGGCACTCTAACAGTTAATGTTGGAACTACACCACATGTAGCATACGCTCCAACTTCCGCAACATATACACCTACTACAGGTGCTCTTGCATTAAACCTTGGTGCTCATAACATCAACATTGGTGATTCTATTGTTTTAGAAGAAGAATCAGTCAAGTTTACTTGCTTGATGGATGGAAATCAAGTTGAGAAGTTATATCCAAGATCAGATATAGATCTTCATACAGCAACTAACGCAGCATATAATCCTCAGACAGGTACATTAACCTTAACGATAGTTAAGCATGGAATGTCTAATGGAGATTTCATCAAGATTGCTGATAATTCATTAACATTTAGATGTGATCAAGATGCTCAAGGATCAGATCACACATATCCTCGTGCAACAGACCCAATTAGCGGTGAGTGGATACCAGTATCCAATGTAACTGATGATACTGTAACAGTACAAGTTTTAGATAGTGCTCCTTCTACTAACACATCAACTCATGTATTCCAATCAGCAACTGCTAATGGAGTATCACAAAAGAGAGATAGAGCATTCCAACAGGCACTTAATGTAGATTCAATAGGATTTACAGCACACACAGTAACTGCTGCTGTATACACACCTGCTACAGGTGTAATGGTATTAACTGTTGCTGGTCATGGATTCTCTAATGGAGATCGTGTTAAGATAGCAACTAATTCTCTTACATTCAGTTGTGCTAAGGATAACAATATCTCAACACATACTTATCCAAGAACAGGAGACCCTGTTGGTGGAGATTGGATAGAGATTTCTCAAGTAACCACAGATACATTTGAAGTTAATGTTGGTGTATCTCAAGATACTTCTGCTCATACATTTATATCCGCTACTACAGGTGGATTAGAGAGACAGGATGGAATCGTTACTGTTAATGTTGGTATATCACCTGAAGTAACTTACACACCAACTAACGCCTCTTATACACCTGCTACAGGTCTTCTAGAATTAACAATTGGTGAGCATAACCTAAGAGCAAATACAAGCGTTAAACTTACTGACGGTGCTGTTACATTTACTTGTGCTCAGGATAGTGATCAGACTAACCATAGTTATCCTCGTCCACAAATTGATTCTCATACAGCAAGTAATGCAACATACAATGCTACTACTGGAATATTAACTCTTACTGCTGTTGCTCATGGAATGAGAAATGGTGACTGGGTTAAGATAGAAGATAATTCATTGACATTCACTTGTACAATGGATGGAAATACTTCTCAGAAGACATATCCTCGTGCAACTGATCCAATTAGCGGTCAGTATGTCCTTGTTTCTAATGTAAGTACAGATACTTTTGATATAAATGTTGGTGCTTCACCTATAGTAAATTATCAACCAACTGCCATTGACTATAATCCTACTACAGGTATTATGGAGATGACAATTGGTTCTCATAACCATATTGTTGGTGATAGTGTTAAGTTTGCTGCAAACTCCTTAACCTTCACTTGTGCTGAAGATGGTAACAATACTCAGCACACATATCCAAGATCTACTGACCCATTCTTTGACACTGCTTGCCCAATTACTGCTGTAACGGCAACAACAATCAGTGTTCAGGTCTTAACAACTATTCCTTCAACCAATACCACTGCTCATACATTTGTTTCTGCTGCTGCTAATGCTGTACAAACTGGTGGTGATTATGCACATACATTTGTAAGTGCTGCTGCTGATGGTATTAAACAGAAGAGAGATAAAGCATATAACACAGCAGTTAATATTACTGCGGTAACTAACACAACAATTACTGTTGATGTTGGTATCTCTTCTAATACAACTGCTCATACATTTGTATCAGCAAATTCTAATTCAGTAGTTAGTGGTGGTAATCATACACACACATTTGTTCCTAATACTGGTTTAACACCTACGGATGCAGCATACAATCCAACAACAGGTGTAATGACATTAACTATTGCTAATCATGGATTAGTTAATGGTGAACATGTAAGGATTGCTGATAGTGCTCTAACATTTACATGTGCTGAAGATGGTAATGGTTCAAACCATAGTTATCCTAGACCTACTGACCCTGTATCTGGTAAGTTCCTTAAGATTTCTAATGTTCAGACCAATACATTTGATGTTCAGGTCTTAGATACTACACCTTCTACTAACACAACTGCTCATACTTTCGTATCTGCTGCTGCCAATAGTGTTACTAGAGGAGTTGTAAGAACTGGTGGTGACTATGCTCATACATGGGTTAGTGGTGCTGCCAATTCAGTTAAGATAACACCACAGTCATTACATACATTTGTTTCTGCTGACACAAATGCTGTTAGATTCCGTCCACAGACTGCACATACATTTGTAAGGTCAGCAGCAAATGCATTAGGAACTGGTGGTACATCATTTAAGATATACCTAGGACAAACACCAGAAACACACACATATGTAAGTGGTGGTACTGTAGAGTTTGGTGGTACTAGTTATAATGTCAGTAACTTTGTTTATGATAATATAAACACTGGTTATGCAACTGTCACAGTCTCTGCTCCTATACCAAATATTGCAGAAGATAGTACTGTTAAGTTAGCAAATATCTTAGTTTCTTGTACTTCTGGACAGAAGTTATATCCATCATTCAGTCCTCCTACAAGTGGTAGTAATATACAACCAAATGGAGATGAGAATTGCAGACAGGATATTAGACACTTCTTGAATGCTGTTCAAAGAGACCTTGAATTTGGTTCAAACCATAATACTATTGAAGCTGCCAAGAAGTATATTGTTGGTGCTAAGATAGATTATATTGAAAATGAGATTATTCAAACTGTTCGTGGTATAGAGTACGCTAGAGAATTAGCGATCTATGCTATGTGTAACTGGAGAACTGGTAATAGAACTACCTCTGATCCATTATATGTTGCAGAACATACAAGTTTAACACAATATACAGACCAATATATTGTTAACTTTGGTGCTACAGCAGGATCTCCTGCTTGTGATGATGTAAGAGCTGCTATTGATACTCTTGCATATCTATTTGTAGATGTTATATCAAATAATGCTTCTAATGTATATCTTGATGCTGCATATTTAATAGGCAGAAATAGAGATCTAATTGCTGATCAGGCATTAAAAGATACAGAAGCAAATTATCCTAACGCAAATCTTTCAGATCTTAATCAAAGGAAGTGTCGTAGAGATATTAACTTAGTTCTTGGTGGATTGATTCGTGACCTTGTACTTGGTGGTAACACTGGTATTGTTGAGAAGGCAGAATTATATTTCACAGGAACTGAACTATCTGGTATTGAGGCAGGAATGCTTGCCCAGACAATATATGCATATCAGAGAGTTAAGTACTATGTAATTAAAGCATTATCTAACTGGAGTGGTTCTTCTGGAACACATACATTTGTTAGTGGTACTTCTGGTGGTATTACTCCTAATGCTGGTGGTACTAAGACAGCGGCAACTGGAACAACTTATGATCCTGCAAATGGTAATTTAGTATTAGAAATTGGATCTCATAGTTTAACCACAAGTAACACTCTTCAAATTGCTAATGGTGCTGTTACATTTACTTGTGAACAAGATGGTCATGTTTCTCAGGAATCATACCCTCGACCAAATGATCCTTTCTCTGGAGCAAACCTTGCTATTACTGCTGTAACTGGCACAACAGTTACCGTTAATGTTGGTGTTGCTTCTACACTACCTGCTGCTGTTACACCAAATGGTGCATCATACACTGCTAACACTGGTGTATTGACAGTAACATTCCCAGATCCTGCTAAGGCAGTAACAACGAATCATAGATTAGCATTTAAAGAAGATGCTTTAACATTTACTTGTGATCAGGATAGCAATGCTACTCAGCATACTTATCCAAGAAGGGTTCCTGCTGATAAGAAAGCATACGGTAGATCACTTCCAATTACTAATGTATCATCTGCTGGTGGTAACACAACAGTCACAGTTAATGTAGGTGCTGCTGGATCTGCTAGTGGATCAACACATGCATTTGTTAGTGGTGCAACTAATGGATGTTATGTTGTATATGATCAGATATCTACATCTTCACCTATACCTAAGTTTGAAGATTGGAATATTACCCTATTCACAGGTGGTACTCCACTATGTTCTACTGTTGCTAGTACAGTTACAACTGAAATGGAACTCTTTGAGGACATTTTGGATGGAACAATTACTCCTGGAACAACAACTAAGACAACTGGAACATTATATGATACATCAACGATAATATCATATCCTGATAGTTACATCTATGACTCTAACAATCAGAGATCTGCTATTCGTGGTGACTATGATGATTATCCAATCATTGAAGCATCTCCATATACACAGAACTCTTCTGTTATCTCCTTCTTAGGTGGTAATGGTGCATTCGTTGATGGTGC